AAATAATTGAACTGTCTGCTAAATATAAATCACTGAATTCCTTTGAAGCACTTCCAAGAGCTGCTCCATCGGCAGAAGATGGTGCGTGAGTTCCAATTTCTGTATCAACTATATTTGGATTAGAAGCATGGTCAGCGGCAGCATAAAGAAGTTTTGTTCCTTTGTCTGTTGTTGAAAAAGTAACACTGGATCCTGAACCAGAAACATATTTAAATTGAACAGTGTAGGCACCAGATGTACCATTGACTACAATGTACATCTGTTGAACATCCAAAGGAATAGTTACAATTTGGTTTCCAGTGATGGTTCCAGTAAATTTTATAATTCTATGTCCAAGAACAGCGCCTGTTGATCCATCAGAAACAGATAGTGTTGTTGTATCAGCTCCACCTGCTATGTCTTGTTCAGTGTAACCACCAGAAATTTGTTCGATGATTTGTAAATTGGTATTGGTCTTAGTTCCCCATGTACCGGCATTCTCGCCGGTTGTCATTAATTCAGTACCTAGTCCCGTGTATGTTGATGCCATATTCCTCCTAAGCGCTCGCTACAAATACTTCCACATCGCATGCGGCAGTATCTGTATCCACTGTAATATCTACTAAATCTGAAAGACCCGACGCTAAAGCCGATCCTGACGATTTCATAGTGTCGACTACTCCACCGCTATTATCACCTGGATAAATAAACGAGTGGCCTGCATCGACCTTCATTCTAAATTCCGTATTATCTTCATCCCTAAAAGTCAGCATGATATGATTTGAATCATCTAAATTTGTAATTCTGATATATCTAACATCGCCGTCGTCAAACATTCCTGCAACGTAGCCAACCTTGTTAGCGGTTACACCAACATTGCTAAGTGCCGATAAAAATCCTATTAATCCACATTCCGTGGTTGATGCCGTTACGACTCTTTTTACAACTTCATCGACACTGGAAATCTCCAGGGATCTTTCAGATCCATAGTCTATGTTGTTGAGTGTTATTTCTTCTATTACTTTACAAGTTAGTGTTGCCATATTTTATCCTTACGGTGCCGGAGACTGAACGGGTATACGTGGCTCACCATCCGTATAGTCGTCCCTTCTACGTCTACCTATTTGTTCTCCACCAAACTTCTGTACTTCAGTTTGATACTTCTGTTCATATAATTGTAGCATATCCATTGGACCTTTTAAATATCCATATGCTTCTACCAGACAGGCATATAAAAGTCCATTTCCAAAATTAATGCTGAGGTAGGTTGTTGTATTTGCCGAACCCAGTCCTTCTGGCTTCGCGGCATAATGAATTTTGTATGTATAAGCTGAATCAGGTGTCGGCACGATGGTGATTTTCCCTGAAGTCGTTGCTCCTTTTCCAGTCGCTCCTCCGGACATCGCATAGTATTTTGGTGTCCCCGTAGTCGTTTCAGCTGCATCGTATTCCCTGAGATAGCTGATATCCTTCTTAACTAGCCAGCTATTGGCCCCCGTTGCAGCGGACGTTGACGTATAAACCTGAAGGCCCCTAACGAATAGAGTCCCTGCAGGAGTATAAATGTTGTCTTTTGAAGATGTCAGATTTCCAATCATCTCTTTTCGATTCGCGTCGATCGGAACTTCTCTAAAAATTCTGGTTTCAGCATTGTCAATAAACTGGTCTGTAATCGTACTGGATAGTACGGAAGTACCAACTTCTGTATAGTTCAGAATTGCTGTTGTAAGTGTTGAATAAGTAAATCCGTGGCTCATGCTGATAAGGTTACTGGTCCTATTGAAACCGGAAACCCTCCTCCTTTTATTGATCCTGATGTAGCCGTACTCGTATCCACGGTAAAATAAAACCAGTCGCTGGTAAAGTCCGTGTCCCGTGCACCGCTTACATACTTGCCTGTATTAATAGCATAGCCTGCAGCTTTTGCAATGTTGGATCCTGCAATACCGTCAAAGGTTGCCGGATTGGCATAATTTCCCGACACGGTCGGCGATCCACGGAACCTGTAAGTGCTTCCGTTGGTCAATCCATGTCCTGTCGCATTTACATTGATCACGCCCGATGCAGCCGCGTACGTGGTAAACGGATCATGGGGCAATAACTGTGCTACAGAACTTTCTGTTCTATCAGACCGTACATTTTGTAAACCGTGCGACTCTGCGCCCCGTCTACTAGCATCCAATTGGGGTTGTTTAGATTCGTATTCAGATTTATGGACCAGCATGCCATTCCATTCCTTAACCATTTCATTATAGGGAAATGCCATTCCTGAACGATCTGATATTGCTTTTGAATGTTTTCCTCTTGAAAATGTCATTATTTACTTCCTCCTGCTCCTAAAGGTTTACCAACACTACCACCACTGCTATACTCCATTTTTTTTAAAATCTCTTTAATTTCTTCCGCTAATTCAGGATGTAATGTAGACAATTCTTCTAATCTGCTTTTGCTTAAGCCAGCATGCTTTAATTCTCCTTTTTTATATCCACTGTATGTTTTAGTCATGTTATATATTCGGATAATAATTCTTCGGGGTTATATAAGTGCTTGCAGCAGACCCGTCTTCTGATAAAGCACGTGCTAATTCGTCTTCGTAGTATAATTTTAATTCTTGGCTTCTTTGTGGAGCGTATTTCTGACTTAAATAAAATGCCAGTCCTGATGTCATGCTCGGTATGAATCTGTAAGGAATATCCGTTGCATCGGTATACGTTGCATCCGCATCCTGAATTCTTTTAACAAAATACATATGGACTTCTTTCGAAGCGCTGGAAGAATCGGGTGTTGGATAGATTGTTACCGTTGTCTTGTCGACTAGTCTTTGGACAAAATATCTGGAAGGAGTTCCTTTAGCTAATTTATTAGCTAGACTGGAATAAGTTGCTCGTGTTGTTTTTGTTAAAGCTGAATCCGCTTCGGAAGTCGTTCCTCTGTCGGATCTAAGGGTTGCTTCAAGGACATCCGCAATTCCATAAGTAGAAGTTCCACTGGTTCCACCTGCTGTGGTTGCAGAAGTTCCATCTCCTGATGCTCTATAAAAAATATACTCGGCCTGGCCTTCAACTAAATCAATATTGGTATCGCCTACTTCCCAGTAGTGCAGACCTCTATTGCCCCATTCCTGAAAAAGAATGTTTAAGGTTCTTCTTGCCGTTTTTAATTGATATCCTGAAACAGACTGTAGACCAATCCGCTCGTAAGCATCTTCTATAATTTCATCAACAGCAAATGTCTTGTCGAACGTTACTGTTCCAGAAGTAGTGTTAGCCATGCTCTACCTCCTAACTATAAACTTTAATCCACTCGCAATGTACACTGGCTGTGTCTCCAGAAGTAACTGCGGGAAGAGTTAGTATAACATCTCCATCAGCTCCAGAAGCTTCAGTATTTTTTATTCCACCAATAGAACTAAAGTCTAAAAACCCTCGTCCCTCTAATGTTAGAAATGCAACATTACTAGTGGCATTCCAGTACAATCTTACAGCATCTACTTTTGCTGTCACTGAAACATTATACCAAACTTTATTTAATCGAACTCTAGAACACGAATTACCTGTGTTGCCATGTGATTTATTAAGACCAGAAACATCTACAAGTGTTCTTGTAGCATCTCCAGTACTATCTGAAATATTAGTGTAAGTCGTTATTAGTTTTTTATCGCCGTCAAGTTGTGTGACAGCTGAAACTGCATCCGCCATTTTTTATCCTCCTTTTCAAGAGTGGAGTCATTACACCCCACTCCGAGTTTGTTTATTAATATACTGAGTACTCTAGTTCGACTGTAAATCGACCAGCAGTAATATCAGCATTCACGGCTGTAGTAGTATGTGCATATAAGTATTTACTAGCTATTGCCGCCGTTACATTTGGAACAAATATATGATAATTGCCAGCAGTATTATTGAAATTGACATCAATTTCAGTGATAGACTGTGTAGCACTTAACTGTTCGTTGAATGAAGTAACTCCTGCACCAACAATTTCTGTTCCTGATGAAACAGCCGAGTTAGTAGATGTTCCTGAAGTTGCACTTAACTGTAAACCACCAACAAGAGTTTGTCCTGCCGCAGTTGTAATACCAATTAATGCTTTATGAATAAAGAATTTAGTACCTGTTACTAAACTTCCAGGTAAATCTGTATTCAAAGTTCCTAGTTCAACAAGAACGTCACCATCGCCATAAGCTGTATCAGCAGCATCAGTTGATGCTAAAGTCCCAGCAAAAGTTTGAATTTTTCTGCTGCCAAGTGACCATAGTTGTCCCGTTGAATTAACTGATGATACGGTTGTAATCACTCCAGTGGAACTAGCTTTATTTATTACACTAAAACCACCTTCGGATCTAACCGGACCACTAAACGTTGTATTTGCCATAATTATATCCTCCTATTTTTCCGAATACTGTCTATAGGCCGTCGACTATACGCGTCAGTATTCTAATTAATTGTATAGTGATTAATCTATAACTCTTTTTAACAAAGA